AGAGTCGTACCTGACCCGTCTGTATCACTTATTTGTCGTTGATGTCGTTTATGTCGTTATGGTAAGTTGCGCACCGATGGCATCCTCGTTCGCAACCTTGCTCCGACGGCTTCGCAAGCGGTATGAGACCGTCCAGGAATTCGCCGACGCCCTCGGCATCGCCCCCAGTCGCATCAGTCGCGCCATGGGGTCGCGGGGACAACCCTTCGATGTCAAGGGCTGTTTGAAGCTGGCCGAAGTCACCCGCGAAAATCCTGACACCATCCTGCGTGCTGCCGGTCGTCATCAGCTGGCCGATCAACTCCTGCGCCTCTATGGACCTGTCTCGCTGGAATTGACCGACGAAGAGCAGCAGCTGCTCACGGCGTATCACGGCATCCGCCATCGCCATTCGCAGCTGGCGTACTTATCGATCGGGAAAGCAATGGACGCGCAGAACTTCTCCATCCACGGGACAGCAGCGACGACGACGACGGCGGCGGCGGCAGGCGATCACATCTCGGCTCCTGCCGACAAAGCAAGTACTCCACCAGACTGGCCACCGCCGATAGCAGCGGGCGCAGAGGGTCCGCGACGACATCGGCGGGGCTAGGGTAATCACGTGTGCTGGTAGTACTTGCAGAGCGGTAATTAACCAAAGGGGACCATCGGGACACCGATGGTCACAGGATCAACGAGGACACCTAAGCGAGGGCGGAGCTATGCCAAAACGATCGGCGGCCAGTCGACAGCAGTCGTTTCTCTTCGTGGTTGCGGACGAAAAGGGTGGGTACGTGGATTATGGGTTCCGTCTGTCGGAATCCCTCATGCAAGACTTTGCGACCTGCATGAAGGAAGCGGACGAGGTCCAGCAGCGCAACTGGGAGTGGCAGCGGGCGCACACGGCACCCGTCCAGCGGGAACGGCTGCGGCAGGCACGCGCCGTGCTGCGCCTGATTAAAAAGAAGAGGCCCGCATGAGTGCCGATACCCTGCGCTTGGTCAAGCGCGCGCATCGTGCCGCCTACGGCCGCGTCTTCGTCACTCCGGGCGACTATGTCCGCATCATCGGCGCGACGTTCGTCAAGCACGAGCATCAACCCCTGTTGACGATCGGGACGCATCACTGGGACCGCTGGGCGCTGGGCCGCTTGGGCTGTCCGCATCCGGTCGCCGCCGCGAATATCAATCGCGTCCTCCAGCAGCTGCAGATCACGTCGCTGGCCGAACTGGCGGCGCGCATTCATGAAGTCGGCACCTTCAAGGGCATGGGCCACACGGCGTACTGGACCTGTCTCGCCATCTTGCGCGAAGGCGGCTGGGAACCCGAAGCCGTCCACCAGGTTGACGTGAGTTTTTCGGCGCTGAAGGCGCGCGCGATGAAAGCCGAACAACAGGCCGAACCGGCGAAGCGGCGAAAGCGTCGGCGGGCATGACGATCGCGAAGTCGATCCGGCTGACGCTGACCGCGCGCGAAGCCCGGTTGATCTATCACTACCGCGCCGCACCCTACCGCGCCCGACTGTCGATCGAGGCGCTCGCCCGTATGCTCCCCCGCGAAGAAAATGACCGACTGTATCAAGCGGCGCGTGATGCCTGTCACAGCGTCGGCTTGCCGTGGACCGATCCCCGCGACGGGATGACGCATCAACCGACGCGCCGCCGGAACAAGGTGCAGCGATGACCGACAACGATAACGACAAGCGCGAGGCCTTCGACCACATGACCGTCAACGAGCAGGACTCCTTCCTACTCGCGATCGGCTTAGCGATGGTCGAGTGCGCCATCGACGAACTCGACCGAAAAGATGCGGCGGCGAACACGGGCGTAGATTCGGCAACTCCGGACGAAGGGATACGACGACGATGGCGAAAACGACGCTGACGAAAGACGCCCTGCACGAACTGGCCGGCGCAGGCGTGGCCGCGAAGATCGCTGACATGGAACGCCAGCTGGCGGTGTATCACCACGGCTGGCCGGAACTCTTCCTCAGTCCGACGGCGCCGCAGCTGCTGAAGGCGGCGCCGAAGGCCAGCACCAACGGCCACTGGCCCGACGTCGTGTTGACGAAAAAGAAAAAGCCGACGAAGCACGCCGCGTCATGGACGGCGGAACGCCGCGCTGCCCAAGGCGAACGGTTGAAGGCACGCATTGCGGCAGGCAAGGGGCCGAAGTCGACGACGAAGAAAAAGATCGGACTGGTGCACCGCGTTCATGCCTATCTGAAGAAGCACGGGGAATCGGCCGTGAAAGACTTGATCGCAGGCACGCACGGCAAGACATCAGCCGCTGTGATCAGTTCGATGCACCCCGGCATGAAGTCGGGCCAATTCGTGCGGACCGGCAAGGGCCGCTACGCCTTGGGACCGAAGGCGTGAAGATCAACGGCCCCGGCAAGTACGACGCCGAAGCAACGACGGCGCGCGAATCGACCAGCGCGGTCGGCGTCGTCCTGATGGTGTGGGACGGCATCCGGGGCAGCGGCTTCGCAGTCCAGGTTCCTGCCGACATTCTGATCACCCTGCCGCAGTGGCTGCGCGACACCGCCGACCAGATCGAGCAACAGCTGAAAGACGAATCGTGACGGTGACCGGTGACGCTCGAAAGGACGGGATGACCCATGGCATACGTGTCGATGTATGCGCCCTGCCTGCGCTGTGGTCGGCACTTTCATTTCAATCCGCTGCGGGTGCCGTCGATGGTCGTCGACGGTAAACGCGAACCCCTCTGCCGGTCGTGTGTCGAATGGGCCAATCCCATCCGAGCGGCGAAGGGCCTGCCGGTCTGGACGATCCACGCCGACTCGTACGACGCCGTCGACGAACAGGAAATCCCGTGGCCCGACGACGACTGATTTTTTTTGGAGTCCGCACATGACAGACAGCAAAGTCATCTCACGACTGATGGCATACGCACCGCCGATCCTGGCGGCCGACTGCCGCGAGCGCCTCGCGCGATGACGAACGAACTGCGGATCGGCATCGTCGACGGCGCGATCGTCGTCGAAGTCTGGCGCGGCGGCGAAGCCATCGCGACCGTACACGGGGTCGATGATGGTGTCCGCATCGTCGCCAAACATCGGCGCCTGTCCGTCGTCGATACCAGTCCCCGCGCCGTCACCGTACGAATCAGCCCATGAAGCACCCGCGCTACATCAACTACGCACTTGCCATCAACGCCTTGCGGGCATCCGGTGCCGCCCACAGCTGTCTGGAATGGATCGATCGGTATGGCATGGGCTGCGACATTTGCGGACGCATCGTCGGCTGACGTCGTCGACCTGAGACACCAGCTGCGGCTTCTCAGACTGCCGGGTTTCCATAGGGAAACACGTCGAAAGTCTATACATCTTGACATGTATATACTTCACCCGGTAGGCTGAAGGCCTACCGGGTGCAAGTAGGCACCCGGTAAACAAGGAGCCAGGTTTGATGACGACGACGACGACAGCAACGACGACGAAGCGGCAGCGGGAAGACGGCACGTGGACGTACGCGACGGCGGACTGGGATGCCAAATGGTATTGGCCGACCGGCACGCGGGTCGTGGTGCAGTTCAGCGATGCAACGTTGGCCGGAACGGTGACGAAGGAAAACAGCATCAGTGTCTGGGTCACCTTCGATGCCGGAACGCCGCGCACGCAGAAGGTCCACAAGACGTATCCCGGCCTGACGCGCGAAGGGGGCAAGTAATGGCGACCACATTCAGATTAACGATCGCCGCGTTCGGGGACGACGACCGGCAACAGCTGCTGGAAGAAGTGACCCGCATCCTGCGCGACGTTGCCGTCCGGACGACTGACGGCGACGACAGCGGATCGCTCTACGACTCCAACGGCAACCGGGTCGGCCGGTTCGATCTGATGGAGGGCAAGTAATGACCGACAACAAACTGCGCCAGCTGAAAGCCATCGCGGACCGGCTGGCCCTTCGTTCGAACGATCCGGCGGCCGTCGACGACTTCCAACAGCTGGTGAAGACGTTCACGCCAGCCGAACGCCGCGACCTTGTCGCGGTGCTGCAGGACATGATCGCGGACGCGCGGAGGCAATCATGAAGACGAAGTGTCTCGACTGCCGGGAATCGTCGACGGGCCGGTGCGCGCGGCATCGTATCAACGACCATCGGCCGAACGTCGACCAGCTGGCGCGCGACTTCGTCATGCAGCTGCGTCGGTCCTTGACGCGGCAGGAATGGCGCGAACTGGGCGATCGGAACTTCGCGGAAACGAATCCGGCCGTCTGCCATTCGCACGACTTCTGCGATTCGAATGTCGTGATGGCGGAAGTCTTCGACAACCACGGCGCCGACGTCGACGACCGGCGGCTGTGGGCGGATGTCTGGTCGGCTGCGATGCCGATGATGACGCGCATCCCCTGTCCGACCATCTATCCGGAGCGCACGACGCACTGGGCCGATGGTCGGATCGAAACGAAGACCAACGTGCCGTGTGAAGGGTCGCTGGCGCCGTGTCCGGTCTGCGGCGCGCGTCGGTGGTGTGGGTATGAAGCCCGCTGTCTGGATGACCAGACGCCGACGCACTGGGTCCGGCAACGCTTCGGCATCGAAGACGAAACCTACGGCTACGCCGACGGCGTCCCCGGCTGGACGCGCGGCGAACGGTGGAACGGCTGGGCGTGTCCGCGCTTCGAACGGACCGAAGCGGCCGCCATCGTCGCGTACTTGGCTGACAGCGGGGTCAGCACGGCGTTCTTCGCGGCCGACGATTCGATTCACCTCCAGATGGATGGCGGTGACGACGAAGTCGAAATCATCCCACCGACCACGATCGAGACGGCCGACGGCCCGCGCGTCGTCTACGGACTCGGCGCGTGGTCGTGGATCTGGAGTCAATTCATTCAGCAGGAAAGCGAGCAGTAATCATGGCGAGAACTTTTGAAACCTTCGACCGACCGCGCACCATCCGCGACTTGATCGACATCCTGACCGACATCGCCGACGAACATGGCGACGAACTGGAGGTCCGCTTGGCCATTCAGCCGCAGTGGGCGTTCGAACATTCGATCGGCACGATCGGCATGACGAAGGCAGTACACGGCGCGAAGGCAGAACCGGCGGTGGTCTACATCGCCGAAGGCGGACAGGTCGGCTATCTGCCGGGCGCCGCCGGGGCCGCTGTCGGCTGGACCGAGAACCACGAAGACGACGACGACGACGAGGACGACTACCGGCCAGACTTCGACACGCGCGACCGCGAAGGACTGGACGAAGCGAATCGCGGATTGAATGGACTGCTGGACGACTTCGCTCGTGTCCGCGCGCAGGCCGTCTGCGGCCACCAGCCGGTCGGCTCCAACGGCGTCAGCTGCATGAAGCCGGACGGTCACGACGGTGACCATGGCGACATGCACGACACGTGGAAGGATGTCCAGTCATGACCCGCGCCGACCAATTGAACGTCCTCGAACACGCGGCCGAACTGTTGACGGCGGCGCCATGGCACTGGACTGTGACGGTCGAGTACCCCGGCTACCTGTTGATCTGGGTCATGGCCGACGATGACGCCGACGACATCGACAAGCGTGGCTACGCTGCTGGCTTCGCGAACACCACGCTGACCGTCGACCAGACGACCGCCGACGGTAACCCGACGGCTGTTGCCGTCGACACCAAAGTCCCCTGCGATGAACTGAACGGATACCGGATGGCGGTCCACGTGGCCGCCGCCATTGATCGGATGGAACACGAATGAATACGACGACGACGTCTCGCGCTGCCCTCATTGCCGCCGCCAACGATCGCTATCGTCGACGGCTGGCGGTCCTCGACTTTTTCGCCAACGGCCGGACCGACGGCCGGACCGTGATGACATCCGGCATCGCTGCGCTGCCGGAACGCCAGCAGCTGGCCATCCTCCATGCGGTGGCTTGCTTCGATACCTTCACCCGCGACAACGATCCGCACGGCGAACACGACTTCGGCCTCGTCATCGTCGACGGCGCCCGCGTCTTTTTCAAATTCGACTACTACGACTCGGCGGCGATGGAATGGGGCGCGGACGATCCGCAGCTGTCCTGCTATCGGCTGTTGACGATCATGCTCGCGGAGGAATACTGATGGCGACCCAACCGAAGAAGCGCGGCTACTCCTACGAATTCACGCCGAACAAAGAAACGGAAAAGGCGTATTCACTGCGCTACATCCCGGCGCCACTGTGGCGCCGGTTCACCGACAAGTGCAGGCGCGAAGGGCTGTCCTATCGCGCCGCCATTCTGCGGCTGCTACAGGACTGGAGCGCATCATGATCCGGTGTGCCATCTACGCCCGCAAGTCGTCGCTCAAACACAAGGACGATTCCGATCTGAAATCGACGAAGCGCCAGATCGCCAACGCCCTGAAGTTCGCCGCGTCGAAGGGCTGGACCGTCGATCCGGCCGCCATCTTCGAAGATGACGCCATCAGCGGCGAACTGTTTCAGCAGCTGAAAAATCGCGGCCGACTGCTCCAGGAAATTGATGCGGGCCGCTTCGACGTCCTGATCGTCCGCGACAAGTCGCGGTTCACTCGACGCGAAGGCATGAAGGGCGTCTCCGAGTTGTCCTTCGTCGCCGATGCCGGGGTCGCCATCTGGTTCTATGCAACCGGCGACCAGTTCAAGCACGGCGACATCGGGTCGGACGTGCAAAACGTCGTCGAAGCGCACGCGAACCATGCCGCGATCAAACAATCGAAGGTGACCGTCCACGAAGCCCTGACGCAGCTGGCCGAAAAGGGCGACGTCGCCAGCGGCAAGTCGTACGCGATCGACATTCAGAAGATCGACGGCCACAAGCGGCACGTGGTCAATCCGGCGCAGGCGGCCGTCGTCGTCCGGATCTTCAAGCTGACAGCCAAGGGCGACGGCTACAACAAAGTGGCACGCATCCTGACCGACGACAAGGTGCCGACCATCAGACCGAAGGCGTCGAAGTCGGACGGCTGGAGCGGGGCCAGCGTCCGGCACATTCTCAATAACGACATCTATCGCGGCGTCATCATCTGGAATCGGACGACGAAGGTGAAGACCAGCGGCAAGGTGAAGATCGTCGTCCGGCCGAAGTCGGAATGGATCCGGCGGCAGGATCCGACGCTGCGCATCATCGACGACGTGCTGTGGCAAGCGGCCCACCGGCAGATGGAACGCCGGTCGGCCAGCTGCAGCTATGGCACGCCGCGCCGGGCGAATCTGGATTCGCAGTATCTGCTGACCGGCTTCCTCCAGTGCGAATGCGGCGGCGGCATGCACGTCCGCAAGCGGACCATGCAGGAAGGTCGGATCGTGGCCGGCTACGCCTGCACGCGACACTACACAAAAGGCAAGGCGAACGGCTGCCGGAATTCGGCACGCTGGCACATGGCCGACTTCGACGCAGCGGTGGTCGGATCCATCCTCAAGCAGCTGACACCGGACAAATTCGAGCAGCTGCTGGCGAAGACGAAGGCGGCCTACACCGCCAAGTCGACCGGCCAGCGCATCGACCGGCTACAGGCCGACTTGACGAAGGCCACGCGCGAAGCCGACAACTGCACGGCGGCCGTCCGGCGGGCGAAGAACCCGAAGGCGGCCGAACGGCTGGCCGACCTGCTGGACGCGGCCGAAGAACGCAAGGCCGCCATCGAAGCCGACCTCCAGCAGGCGCGGGGGACGGCTGGTCCGCATCGGCCATGGCCGGAAGTCGAAGCGCAGATGCGGAAGACGGTCGACAGCTGGCGGACGCAGCTGGCCAGCCGGACGCCGATCGCGCGGGACTGGTTGCGGCGGTTCCTGTCGCAGCCGGTCGTCTGCCATCCGGTCCACAGCGGGGCCGTTGGCGACCGGGTCATCCGGTTTGAAGGTCGGATCGAAGCGTTGGGCTTACTGGGCGGGACGGTGGTAAGCGTCGGACAATCTAGCAGTAATTCGAACGACGCTTACCACCCGGTTTTCGCTGGAGAATTCCGGCCCCCGAAGCGGAAAGACTACCCGACCAAGCGCATCCGGGTGGCCTGACCAGCCAGCCAGCCGGAACCCGGACCATACCACAACGGCCGACTGCCTTCACCGGGGTCGGCCGTTGCCGTGTCTGGCCGGTCCTCAGACGGTCTGGGCCGCGTTCGGCCGTCGGCCAGCCATCCGGCCACCCCCGGCCGGTCGGCCGTCCTGCCGCCTTCCTGCGGCCCGCCAGCCGGGTCTAGAATGCCGACCTGATGACCCATCCGATCTTTTACATCTTGGACGACGACGGCGAACCGGTGCCGTCACCCGACCCGCTGACCGCCGCCGTCTGGTGGGCTACGGCCGACCCCACGATCTTCGATGACCAGCCGGTGACCGGCGTCGAGGTGTCGACCGTCTTCCTCAGCATCGACCACAGCCACCGCGCCGACGGCCGCCCGGTGTTGTGGGAAACGATGATCTTCGGCGGCGTCTTCGACCAGTATCAGCGCCGGTACACGTCGAAGTTGGATGCGCTGACCGGCCACGCATGGGCCGTGCGGCTGGTCGAAACGTACGCGACGGCGCCGCGTCGACTGAAGAAAGCCATGCGGCCGTGGCGATCGGCCCCGACCAGGTCACGCAACATCCGGCGACGACTACGAAAGGCGCTTGCATGAAGATCACGCTTGAATACCGCAACCCAACCCCGTCCCATGTCGACATCGCCGTGTTCATCAACGGCAGGAACTGCGGTACTTTGCGCGTCGGCCAAGATGACGTCATCGGGCTACAACAGATCATCAGCCACGGATGCGCCAAGGGCATCGATGAATTTCTTGGTCGTGGCCGGTCGCTGCCTCCGGATTCACCGGAGGGGTAACGACTGGATCAGGATCGCGACGTCGATCAACAGGACGGCCGGCCACAGCGGGGCCTTGTTCATCGCGGCCCAGATGGTGACGACGAACGCCGCCAGCGCGAGCAGTAGGGCAACCGTCAACATGGGTTCATTCCTTCGCGCGCCAGCGGTCCGGCGCACAGCTGATTCCGCAGATACCGTCGGGACACGCCGGGTCGACCAAAACCTTAACCGGCGCCCCGTCCTGACAGCCGAGCGTATGCGTGACGCGCCGCAGCTGGTGGACGTCGTCGGTCAGCCGGTAGAGTGCGCCGCCGCAGCCGCTGACCAGAGCCAGGACGACGACGGCGGCGCGCGTCATGCCGGATAGCCGCTCGCGCCGATCGCGTCCGGCGTGCCGATGCGCTCGAACACGGCGTCCTTGCTATGGTCATCGGGGAAGGTACAGAAGGCCTGCACCGCACTTTGCCCCTGCCCGCCCCCGTCGATTTTCCAGAGGTACGGATTGTTCTCGTGCGGGTCGGTAAAGGCGGCCGGCACGACGACGTCGCGAATCGTCAGCCACGGCGGGGGCATATCCGGCCCGAAGTAGAGCGCGGCGTTCAGATGTTCGCCGCGAATCGTGACGCGCTCGATGGTCACATGCTCCGGCGCGCGCTGGATAAAGACACAGTTCCCGGTGCCGCCAGTCACGCCCCACGGATCGATGAGTTCATACAGGACGTCTCGGATGGTGAAGTTCCGCAGCTTTTCGGAGGGATGGACATAGTCGCTGCCCATCAGCGAGAGACAGCCGCCCGCAATCGAACAGCGGCACCGTTCGATCAGGACGTCCTCGACGCAGCTCCACTTCGAGCCGCCGTCCTGATTCCGTGGCGTCATCACGCCGGAATAGGCGCCCTGTCCTTCGGCCATGCCCGCGTACTCCATGATCGTGTCGGCGACGTAGACGTGCTTCGCATTCTTCAACTCGAATGCATTTTTTAACTGCCATCCCATCTGAAACCATTCGGGCCGCTTGGTGAGCGTCGACCGCGTGATCCGGATGCCGGTCGGAATTAAATCGGAGCTGGGTGTATCGCCACCGCCGAACATGACCGCCTCGGCGGCGCCCGCGAGATGGGAATCGTCGATGAGAATGTCGCGGCCGCCGACGATGCCGCAGACGGCTTGCGTTTCGAGACCGGGCCGTCCGATGTAGTCGACATAGGAGCGGCGGATGACGACGCCGGTCCCTTCTGGCCGGATGCCGCGGCGTCCGCCGTAGACCGGATCCCCGAGACAGGACACTTGATCGATCAGCGTGCGCGTCGCGTCCCGTGTGACCGCCAAGAGTTGGTAATCCGGGTTCGTGTTCCGAATGCCGACGCCGAGCAGTCGCTGATCGGGTCCGCGCATACTGACCGTATCTTCGGCTCCGGACGTCAACCACACCGGCATCTCGAGACCGGCGCGGCCGTCGTGCTCGTGGTCGGCACGCAAGGTGACCGGCTTCGTCAAGATGAACGGGCCTTGATACGTCGCCGCTTCGCAGCGGACGACCGCACTCGGCGGCGCGGCCTCCAGGATGCTGCGCAAGTCTTCGCCCGCGTGGACGTAGATGGTCTGATCGTCGGGCGGCGTCGGCTGGTTCGCGTCGTCGTATACGTCACGGAGACGTCGGACCGCTTGTGTATGCACGGCCAGCGTCGACTCGACCCGGTCGAGCGCGGCGCCGACGTCGTCGGTCGTGCGATGTCTCATAGCCACCCTCCATCGGGCCGCATCCCGCCGTTGCCGTAGCCCCACACTTTCGCATCGGTGTGCTTGACGTTGTCGACGGTGCAGCAGCTGTAGTACCCCCGCTGCGCGCCGTCGTTCTCGTCAGGGTGGAGCGAAGCCGATCCCCACGGATGTCCGGAGAATTGTCTGATCGCTTGATCTTCACAGAGCCGGAACTTGTGTAGGTTGCCCTGCTCGCCGAACGTCCACAGCGAATCAACGATGCGCGCCTGCAGTTCCGCCACGTCCCACGCCGAATCGGCCTGATAGTCGATGCCGTCGACGTCGACGCCCAAGTCTTCCCAAAAGCCGAAGCGGCCGCGCGGATCCCCGTCGGCAAACCATGCCGTGACGTGCGGATAGAAGTGCGCCCACGTCGACACGCCGTGCGCGTGGCCTTGTTGCCCGACCCATTTGAAGATCGACACCGTCGTCTCGCCGGGGACGTTGAACGCATCGAACTCGAAACCGGGGATCAGCTCGTCGACGGCCTTCGCGGACAGCAGCGCCGACAGCAGCGGCCCGACCCGATCCTGGTATTGCTGCAGTGACGGGTCGCGCGGGTCGAAAACCTTCGACGTCAGCGACACCGTCACGTACTTCATGCCCAACAGCTTGAGTAAGAGGCAGTCGTCGACGAATTTATTGATCGACGGATTACCGCCGTACTCGGCGCCGTCATAGAGCGCGTTACTCGACCAGCGCAGCCAGTGCGTGTAGCCGCGCTCGCGATGGCGGTCCACCATCTTCGGCCACCATTGCTTGCGGTCGTACTTGTAATCGAGGCCGGTGATGATGCGCTCCGGAAACTCCGACGATCCGCCCGACGGTCCACCGGGGACGGCAGGCAAGCCGGGTTGCGGCACGGCCCAGAAGTCGCCGCGCAGATAGTCGCGCGAGACCGGCGGCGTCCACGGCAAGACGGCATCGTAGGTGCCGGGCGGCAGCGGCGGGAAGGTCCGGACGATCGGCGGCGGGACCGGCCGCTTTACACGAAAGGGACGAGGGTGACGGACACCTCCCGGTCGTCGTCGTCGTCGTTGATCGTCAGGTATTCGCAGTGCGTCTTGAAGCCGTCGGCGGTAACCAGGAAGGTGACCTGTGCGCCGTCGGGCACGTCGTCATCGAAGAGCGCCACATCGGCGTAGCCGTTGCCGTCGGTAAAGCGGGTAAAGGTGGTGCCGGTGTTCTGGATGTTCGCGGAGACATAGGCCGATGGAATCGGTTTGTGTTCCTGAGTCGTGACCGTCGTCTTGATCGTCATACGTCTCCTTTGCCGTCCGGCAGATCAATCGTGCAGGTGTCGTCGTCGAGGCTGAAAGTCGGCAGGTTCGGATCGAAGCCGAGCGCCGTCAGTGCGGCGGCCTGTACTTTGGTCGCCGTGACCATGGCTTCGCGGGCTTGCATCGCGACGGCCGTGGCGCGCTGCGCGTCACTACACTTGGCCCGCAGGCGCCAGTAGTCGACCGGGTCCAGGACGGTCTTCATTCGATGATGCCCGCCATGAAATTCCAGTCCGTGTGCAGCTGCGATTCGATATCCGGATCACCAGCGGCAGTCACGACGCCGCCCACGGTGAAGTCATAGGTCGTGTCGAAGCCGAAGAGGTTCGGCCGTCCGACAAACGACGACGCCAGCTGCGAGGCCATCTGCGCCGGATTCGCAATGACACGGTTGGCAAATTGCGCCCGTTCGAGATGGTGGACGGTGGCCGGATCTTCGTTCAGCACTTCCCACGCGACTTTGCCGAGCGCGTTTTCGAGGCGCTGCTGGAAGCGGCGATCGTCGGCGAGGGCTTGCTGGGTATAGGCATCGTTGGCCATGCGGTCATCCTTTCAGTGCGGCCACTTCGGCACGCAGTGCGGCAAGTTCGGCGCGGTGCTGTTGCCAGCCCACGATCAGGTCAGGGACATACTTCGAGTAGTCGGTCGACCACGGGCGCACGAGTCGCCCTTCATCGTCGCGTTCGTTGCTGCCGGGTACGTTCGCGTCCGGTTTGATCGTGTGCGCATCCTGTGAGAACACGCCGCGACCGGGCGCGCCATCGGCGATCCACTCGTAGTCGTGGATCTCGGTGCGTTCAAGGACCGACGTGTCGCGCGCGAGGCCGCGATCCGTTTTCAGGCGGGCATCGGACGACGTGAGGAACGCCGTGGACGTGCCCGATGTCTGCACGCCGCCGACCGGCCCGTTCGCATTGTAAAAGGCGAAGATACTCGCGGCCCCCGTGCCGACATTTCCGAACAACGCGCCGCCGCCGCCGTTTGTAAAGCTGGTGAATTGATTCCCGACGCCGCCGCCGTACGGCCCGCCATTCAATTCACCGCTTGGAGCGATCCACCACCGCTTCACGCCCCCCGTCCAGAAAAAGATCGGCGCGCTGGTCGTTGTGACGAACGTCAGGCCGCCCACTCCCGCTTGACTCATCGTCGTGCCGTTGGCGAGTTGATAGCCAGCCTGCGGGTTCCAGTTCGACGCAAACGACTGGAGCGCACACTCGTACGACAGCGCATCATTGCCGAGATAAATCGTCGTGACACTCGTGGTACCGGGCGAGGTGTTCCGCACCGATAGGAATTGTTCCCCGGCGATGCTGACGATGTAACTCGCTGTCCCTGCCACGTTCACATTGCCCGCAATCGTTTGACTGCCCGTGAACGTGTTGTTGCCCACTAGCATCGGCACCTTGGCGAGCGCTTCATCGATCTGGGCATAGAGCGCCGTCTTCTCGGCGTTGTTGATGACCGTGCCGTAGGTGCCGCTCCCGTCATCGTCGATCCATGGGGTGCGGGTAATCGTGACTGCCATAACTTAGGCCCCTGCTGCATCGCCGATGATGCGGAGAAGTTGCTCGTACGAGAAGCGCACACTCGACGCCTCGACGACATAGGTGGGCGGCTGACTCGGCACGTAGAACTTGCTTTCCGTGACGCGCTGGATCTGGAAATCGCCCGACAGGTTGATCGGCGGACCAAGGTTGATCGTGACCGTCCGCCCGGCGCGCGTGTTGATGTCGCGACAGGTATAGGTGACCGAAATGAGTCCGACCTTGCCGGTGCTGTCGCGGGCGGCGAGCAGGGCCAGCCGGGCCTGTGCACGGGCGCGGCCTTCCGTCGCCGACAAGCGCCGATCTTGGAGTTCGTCTTCGATGATGCCGTCACTCCCCGGCAGCTGCGCGCGGACGGCGGCTTGCGCGGCCAGGTCGTCGACCTGCACGAAGACGTCGACCGGATCGCCCTTGAAAATCGTGTAGCGGATCGTCCCCGTCCCCGTCGTCGGCACGCCGATCAGCATCGGCGCGGCAATGGCCGACACGTTAAAGGTAATCGTCGCGCCGATCGATCCGATGCCGGTGGCCGGCACGCCGGACAGGTTGTTCCCGCTGATGCCGGTGTAGCGGACGATCTGCGAGGCGACGATCGCCCAGCCGCCCGCTGCGCGGAAGCTGGCCACGCTGGCCAACGGTAGTGCCGTCGCACCCGCGAGGACATTACCCGTGGGCTGCTGGAGCAGCGACGTATCGGACGTGGGCGCATTGGCACCTAGCGCGGCATCGGGCTGGGTGTCGCTGATGGCCGTCGTCGTGTTATCGCCCAATCCCGTCAGGAGCTTCAGCTGCGAGGCGTCCGCTGCCGTGCGATAGAGACGTCGCTGGGTGACGGATGCGGCCCCGATCGGAATCGCGGACAGGTTGACCTGTGCGGCGGCGGCTCCGTTGGTCGTCGGCGCTGCTGCGCCAAGGTTGCCGTCGAGAACGGTATCGAGGAACGTCGTCACGACGTTATCCAGCGAGGCCATGATCAACAGCGTCGACGATCCGATCTTCGTGCGGTACAGATTGCGATTGACGATGAAGGGTCCGCCCAGCGGCAGCGTCAGCGGGATCTGTTGCAGGTAGGCCGTATTCGCAGACGGTGGCGCCGCTCCGAGCGCACTGTTGGCAATCGTGTCGTCGTAGGTCGACGCCGAGTTATCTGCGATGGTGGCCAGGAAACGCAGCCCCGCACCGGCCGACCGGCGCCACAGATTGCGTGACGTGACCGCCCCGGCATCGCTGCCGATCGCGCGCGCGATGTTCGTGAGATGCACCGCCGTCGAGACGTACGCGGTGTTGCTGCCGGGTCCTACGGCCCCGAGCGTCGAGTCTGCCGCCGCGTCGTCGTACGAAGTCGTGCTGTTGTTGTTGATCGTAACGAGGAACTTCGGCGCGCTGCCCTTGTTGTCGGTCCGATAGAGCTTCCGCGCGATGACGCCAGCGGGACCGATCGGAATGGTGCGGATCGGAATCGTCTGGCGCGGCGAACCGGTGACGGTCGTGTTGTTGTTTGCCGGAGGGGTCGCGCCGCTCGAACTACTGAAATTATCGGTGAACGTAGATTGCACATTCGAGAACGTCGCGATCTCGGTGAAGTAACTGCGGGGCGGGTTGTAGCCGTTCGCGCGATAGAGCACGATCCCCGTGCAGTTCGGATCGGGTGACGCGGGCACCGTGATCGACACGTTGCGATACGTGATGGGGAAGCTGCTGACGAGGGTTAAGACATAGTCCGTCGAGGGCGAGGTGAGTGTTTGCCCACCGCCGCCGCGATAGGCATACATGTACGCGGCGTTGCCCCCGGAGACCGTATTGTTGCCGCTGCCGTCGGTCACGCCCGGCGCGCCCGCTGGGTCCGCGATCTTGCCCTGTCCGAACGCTTCACCCATCACGCCATTGCCGACGGTCGTCTCGCCGCGCGCGGTGACGAACGTCACGCCGTACCAGTGCTGGCCGATATCGACAGCCCCGCCCGTCGTCGCCGTGTTTGCCGTCGGCGCGCCCGGCGCCGGGACCGGCGTGCCCGCCAGCTGGATCTGTCCACCGATCGGCGACGGTGTCGACTGACCTTGGGCCGTGACGAAGGACACCGCGTAGTCGTGCGCGCCATCGTCTGGACCCGGACCGACGGCACCAGCGGCGGGCGTCGGTCCGGTTGTCGGCGGCGTGACTAAGCCGGTATTGATGGTCACGCGCGGCCCCGGCGTCGTCTCGCCGGTACTCGCGACAAAGGTCATGGCGTAGTCGTGCGCGCCGGGGGCGGGACCGTTGCCCGCGAGCAGCGGCTTCGACGTGTCGAGGGCGGGTCCAGCAGTCGGCGGCGCGATGACGCCGCTGACGACTGACACCCGTGGCCCCGGCAGCGACTCGCCCGACGCCGTCACGTAGGACACGGCATAGTCGTGCGCACCGGCCGTCACGCCGGACCCCGGCACGACAGCGGCATTGATCGCGGCCGTCGGCGCGGCACCGGGACCGACCAACGCGCCGCCGCCGCCCAACACGACGCCTGCATAGTTCACACGCTGCTGGTTGACCAGGACGACGCCGCCTGCCGTCTCGTACCACGCAGCGGTTTCGACGGGGATCAGGGTTTCGCCGGGGCCGATTTGTTCCAGCGCATTCGAGCCGCCGCAGTCGTGGTAGACGCGCGTGACGACTTGCGATAGGTCGCGCGTCCAGACCAGATCCCGCATGGACCGATGCGCGCGATTGATGAGGGCGGGCGGCGTGTCCTGCTTGTAGGTGAGGAACAGATGCACGACACGCAGGTAGTCGCACTCGTAGTCGCCGCCGACGCGCGTCACCAGCTGGTGCAGGGCATCGTCCACCGTCTGTTCGGTGAAGGTGATTTCGTTCACGAGGATCGCGCCGATGTCGCTATCGACTTGGAGCGTGTACTGCGTAGCGCCCGCCAGAATGGCGGCGGCGATGGTGGCGACGGAATTGTTGGTGTACTTGCCACTCACTTTCTTCCGTCCGAGTCCCCATGTGTAGTCAATCAGCTGCGCGTCATAGACCATGTTGCGGTCGACGGGCAGGTCCCCGACATAGCGGTGCACCACGCTGAGGATGGTGCCGGCCAATTCGCGCTGGCGGTTGTTGACCGATCCGAGCGTGATGATCAGGTCGTTCCCTTCGACCGGCACGATCTTGTAGAAGGTCAGCTGCGCGGTAGTCGGGACGTTGTTCATCGAATCATTGACGGTGACCGACTTGGCCAGGATGCCCGGTCCCCCGACGACGGCGCCTGCGCCCAGCCGCTGTCCGTTCATCGTGATGAAGGTCTGGCAGTTGTGATAATTCGAGCGTGTCGCGCCGCTGCGGGCGACCTTCGACAAGGCGAAGAGTTTGACCTTCGTCCCGACCAGCGTCGGCCAGCCGGATCGCGCCGCATTCGAGCGCGCCAGATTCGATCGCGCGATCGTTTTAGGCGCCATACGGCAGGCGGATGCCCTGTCCTTTCAAGACCGAGATTTGCGCCTCGCCGACGGCGCGCGCGATCTGGTCCGGCGTGCCCAGCGGCTGCGTCACATTCACGGTCAGGTTGACCGTGGCGCCGTGGGACAGTCCGGCCGCGCCGCCGTAGAGGATGTTGCTGCCGTTGTCGTCGAGGGGCACCACCGCTTCCTTGCCGTGCAGCATCGCTACCGTGCCGCTGCCGAAGTCGCCCGAGCCGCCTTCACCGAAGGACGGAATGCGGCCCATCCCCGCACCCGTTCCCGCGCCCGGCATCCCAACACCGGCATTCGGCCCCATCATCCCGACATTCCCCTGCGCCGCGAGCTTGTCGTAAAACTTCGTCAACTCCTGATTGAGCGTCTGCAGGTCCGTCGTGTCGAGGACGATCGTGTTGTGAAAACTTTTGAACGCATCGTCCGCGTGCTGCGCGGCGCGCGTCGCCGCATCGCTGACCGCCTGCGCCGCCGCATTCGCGGCATCGCGCAGCGCTTCGAGTTGGTCCTGCGAGTACTTCGTGTAGTCGTTCAGCGCCCGCTGATAGGTGAGCGCGGTTGCATCGGCGACTTGTTGCACGTTGCTCTTGAGCGCTTCGGTGGCTCGGTTCGAGGCATCGATCCGCGCCTGTTGTTTCTTATCTTCGGCGACGGCTTCGTTGTAGAGCGCGGTGCTGTATTGCTGCATCAGCACCTGCTCTTCTTTTTCCTGCGAGATGTTCTGCACCTTGTTCGCGTGCAGCGCGGCCAGCTTCGTATTCAGATCGTCGAGCGCGGTCGACTGCAGTTTGATGGCGCCCATCGCATCGAGGCCCTGCGCGGCGTTGAGTTTCACCTGCGCGTCCAGTTCGGCCAGGATGGCATCGTTCACGAGCTTCATCGCCTTGACGTTGTCCTCCTGCGCCTTCTGCCACGTCTTGGCGGTTTTGCCGATTTCTTCCTCGTAGAACTTGATGTACTCCTTCCAAAACGCTTCTTCCTCGTCGTGCGCCTTTTTCGCGGCTTCGGCGTTGGCCTTCTGGTTGACCGTGTTGCGGTTCCATGCGTCGCTGTTTTCGTTCGCGGCCGCCGTCACTTCTTTCGTTTTGCCCCGTGTCTTTTCGAGTTCCGCCACGAAGCCGTCGATCTGGGTATTGAGTCCCCCGAGTTTGTCGGACCAGTCTTTCTGTGAGGTGCCGGCCGACGCGATGTCGGTCGCGAGATTTTTGTACGCCCCTTGCATTCCGGCGAGTGCCGTCTTCGCGTCGGCCAGACTCGCTTGAAATTGCGGGTTCCACGTCGACGGATCGATATGCGACCGGAAGTCAGCGACGGCGATTCCGGTCTTGAGTGCCGCGATGCCGAGGTCGAGGAAGCCCTGTGCAGTTTTGTCGGCGAAGACGCGCAGATCCTCGAATTCGGTTTGCAGGAAATTGCCCGCTTCGATCAGGAACCCCATGGCCTTCGCGGCACTGATGACCGCCAGCGACACCAGATCGGTGGCGGTCTGGTTGTCTTTCAGTTCGCCCGTGTTGCTGTCGATGGCTTGATTGACCAGATCGATCGCTTTCAACACCGTGGCGTTTTGCGTGATGACGCGGCCGATCGACTCCTGCACGTTGTTCCAGGTATTTGCCAGCTGCGTCAGCCGACCGGCGTAGGTATCGGCGACGGCGGCCGCCTGCCCGCTGAATTTGTCGTTGATGGTGTCGAGGACATAGCCGAACCCTTCGGCCTTCACGCGCGTTTCGTCGAGGACGACGCCGGTTTTCCCGAGCGCCGTCGTGTTGCCTTCGGCCGCCTTGGCGACCATCAGGGTCGCCGTGTGCAGGTCGATGCCCAGCCCCGACGCCAAATTCGTCGTCGCGGTGAGCGCGGCCTGCATGTCCTTGGGCATCACGCCGCCGATCTGCACGAGCAGGGCTTCGGCGCCTTCGATCGCGTCGTCCTGATAGATGGTGGTTTTTTGCAGCGCGCTCGCGTAGCCCTCGTACGCACTGATCACGCTGGGCATGTCGGTCCCCTGCGTGTGCAGCGCGGCGAGCAGCTGGACGTGCGCCTTCTCGGCTTCGTTGGCGGCGCCGATCGACTCGGTCACTTGATCGGTCACGGCGGCCCATGCGGCCTTCGCGGCGCCGAGTATCGCTTCGGCGGAGACGTAGGCCTTGACCATGTCCAGGACGGACACGCTCAGACTCTTCGTACTCGTGTCGGCTTTCGCAGCGGCGTCAGCGACCGCTTGGATGTTCTCCGGCACCGTGATGCCCAGCGCCCGCATTTTCTCGGCGGCTTCCTGCGCCTTGGCGCCTGCGGTGGCCAGTTCGTCGCCGGTCAGGGCGGCGATGCCGCCTGCGCGTTCGATGGCTTCGGCCATCAGCGTGGCGTTCTGAATGACCGTTTTTCCGGAGAAGCTTTCTTCCATCTTGCCGAGCGCGTTCTTCACCTTCGTCGCGTTGTCTTCGAACGTGATCAGCTTCGTGACCGCGCCATCCACCGCCGTCTGAAAGGCGGAGAAGTCAGCGCCGAAGGTTCCGCTGATAGGCATGGGGATCAGTCCAGTTCGAAGGACAACGCAGCGCCGTCGGCTTTCTCGGTCAGGAGTTCAACGAGTAGCTCGTAGTCGTCGGGGTCTAAATCGCGGACCCAATCAACTGGCCATCCGCAGCGAGCGGCGATGGCAAGATCGCGGATGCGGCCTTCTCGCCAGCCGGGGAGTTTTTTTCCGCTTCACGTTCGGCCAGCATCGCCAGCTCGTGGCGTTCGATCGCCTCTTTGATTTCGGTAAAGGAGGCCGGCTCCAGCTGGTTGAGGACGTCGGTCAACTCCGGAATCGACAGCGTGCGGATCGTCGCGTCCGGATCATCTTTCTGGCGCCAGTCGATCAGATACGAGGTGACGAGCGCGAGGCCCGTTTCGATCAGGTTCACATTCAGCTTGCCGTCGGCATTGGCGGTATACGTCCGCGCAAATTGCTGGCGCTGCTCACCGGCCGTCAGCCGCTTGCGGACCAGGATCGCGTCCCCGCCCGACAGCGGCAGCCAGAGGTGTTCGGGTCGCACGAAACGAATGGCCATAGCGGACCACAGTGGTCCTGTCCTCCTTCAGCGTTCGGGTGGTTCCAACATCGCGTACAACTTCGTGTCGCCGATTTGAATCGACGCGGTCGCCAGCGGCCAGCACCACAGCCCTTTCAGGCCGTCGCGCTTGGCGGTGAACAGAAGCGGCCGTTGTCGCAGCCGGAACTTGTTCACCTGATCGAAGACCGCCAGCAGCTGCCACGATCCGTCGTGCTTCGCGTCGGGTTCATGGCGGACGATCGTCCAGCTGCGGAGCGTGGCGGCCTCCTGATAGCCGTATGTGATGCTGCCGGTGTTGCCGCGCAGCCGGACGTTCTGCAGCATCGCCCTACGGACCGACCGGCTCCTGCGTCCATGGTCCGGCGCCCTTGAAGGTCGAGGACACCTTCGGCGCGCCCTTCACCGACGCATCGATGTCGGCATCGAGGTACGCCAGCCCACTCCAGAAGAACGTGGCCTCCGTCGTGTTGGGCGTCAGCTTGAGCAGGCCCGGCGCGGTCGCGTCGGTCGCATCGAAGATCACCGTACTGTCGGAATTCCAGAAGCCGCCCATGGTTCCGGACACGTCTTTCATCCCCGGCACATAGACCTTGTTCGTGTCTTGGAAGCACGACACGTCCTCATAGTCGGTCTTCATCGACAGCTTCCAGCCGTTCATCGAGATGACGGCGGGGATCGTGCCCGTTCCCACGCCGGTCGGATCCCACGCAACTTCGCCGTAGCGTCCTGTTTTGATCATGGCGTCCTCTGTCCTTTCATCCTTTCGTGGCCGACGGGGTCAGCGTGGCCATGAGTCGATACTGCCCACCCCGGTGCAGCCACCGGATCGACTTGTCGACGTCGTCCACTTCCGTCTGGCGGAGGCGCTGTTCGCGTGCGCCCGTCACCTCGCCGAAACCGGGCGCGGTGAACTGCGCGCGATTGAGTAGCGCATCGATCCGCGCCGCCGCCGCCTTGATGTTTTTCGTCGGCACCGTCGACAGTTCAACCGCCTTGACCAGATACAACACGTCTTCGAAGACGCGCCCGCCGAAGTCCTCTTCGTCGAGTTCCGTCATGACCGAGACGATGGCGAACTGTTTCGCATTCGGCGGCGCAACGTCGAAGTAGACGCCGTCAGCGAGCAGTCCGGCCAACGTCGGGTCCGTCGACAACAACGAGACGACGGCGGCGTCCAGGTCGGAGGAATCAGCTGCGATAGTCACCGGTCACCGTCATGCCTTGGCGCGTCACCAAGGCGCTCAGTTGATCCCACATCCACCGCCGGTTCTTATCCATGGCCGGCACGAAGACGTGTCCGGCGGGCATCGGGCGCCATGTCTTCAGATTGCGGTGCCGCGCTTGCGAGCCAAATTCGAACAGCCATGCGTGCGGCGAATTGGCTTTCACCTGAATCGCATACCCATAGCGACTGTCATCGGTCACCGTCTGTTCCACGTGGTCCGCCAGATTGCCGCTATGGCGATGGTTCGCGTAGCCGCTCTGGATATCGGCTTGCGCCCGATTGGCGGCGGCGTCGACGATGTGCGCCGCTTCGCCCTTCAAGTAGTCGGGCAGGTTGCGGAGGTCTTCCTTCAATTCCGACAGACCGGACCATGTCAGGCTCGCCATCACTGCACCTGTTCGGCCACAGCCAGCTGCAACGTATGGCACGCTTCGTCGACGTTGATCAGACTGGTCACGTTGGCGGTATGCGGCCGCTTGGCGTCATCAGTCCACGACACGCGCGTCTGAATCGTGACGGCCGGATGAAAGGGCATCGACACCAGATGCGTAGCCACCGCTGCGACGGTCGCGTTGGTGAAGCGTTCCAGGTCGCGCGCCGACATCGGCTCGACGCTGCCGAACATCGCTGGCGGGTCGAGCGGCGCGAACACTTCGATGTAGCCGCCGTCGCCATCCGGCACCGGCGTGCCGGGACCGGCCAGCTGCACCCGCCGGGTGCGGACGCCGATGTTGACCGACATGCCGATCGGCATCAGGGCACCCAGATCAAGCGGTAGGGGGCGATACAGGCGTCGTAGCCCTGCGGCACCGTTTCCATGTGGCGGGCTTCGGAGGCGAGGTCGCGGCCCAGCGTGGCGTAATGGGCGGTCAGTAAGCCGACGGCCTGCACCAGTAGCGGCGCCTCCGCCTTGAGCGCCGCAGCATCCGGCCAGCCCGCGACGATCTGCCACGTGCCGCTGACATCCAGCGGCGTCACCATCAGCCCGCGCCGCAACGGATCCGTCGTGAAGGTGACGACTTGGCCGGTCGGCGACGTCACCGACTGCACCGGCCATGCTTGCGCCGGGAGCAGGATGTAGGCCTCCGGATCGGTGATGGGCGCGTAGGTGATGGCGCGCGTCTGCGTCAGCAACGCGAGGCCGGTATCCTGCTCGACCTGACTGCGCGCCGCCGCAATGAAGGCGTTCATCAGGTCATCCCGCGGATCCCCGGCGGGCCAGTCGAGGCCCGCCCGCAGCTTGCCGTCGGCCAGCGTCAGCGGTTCCTCCGTCGGACCGATGACCAAGACAGACGACACCGCCAGCGGCGATTGCCACGGCGGACTGATAAACGGCGTGGCGCTCACGGGCGCCTCTTGCGGCGATAGGTGGCCGTCGTAAATTCGCCCGGCTGCAGCGTGACGACCGGCGGCACCGTCATCGGGGGCCGGCTGGCCGCCAGCTGCTCATCGCGCTGCGGCAGCTGGACGACCACGATCCGTTTCGTGCCGACGTAGTCC